TTAAACTCTGCGCTGAAATTTCTTTTTTTCATTATGACACCTGTGTTGTTCTGAGGTGAGCATATCACCTCTGTTCAGGTGGCCAAATTCAGTAAACCACTTCACATCAAAGAACAACCATGGGGAGATAGTGACTGGAAAAACGTCTTCTCATACGGGAAAGGAATTTTGCAGTGATGCAAATAGAAAAGCCGACAGTTCGCACCTGCCGGCTTCCATTGAAACTTGTCAAAAGGATCCAACCAATGACAAAAGTAAGTTTACCAGGTAACGGGCATCTCGTCGAGAAAACCATTGATAGTCAGTATCTGCTGGAGATGGTCAATGACGCCCGTAAGCAGTGCGGTGAGAAGATGGTGCGCAACAATGACTTTGTTGAGCGCATCAAAGATGAGTTGGAAGGGGAGTTTTACGAAACTTTCGTAAAACCTGCCGGAAAGTCTGGCGGTCGTCCTGTCGAGGTCATCGGCATGTCCATCAAGCAGGCTCTCCGCGTGGCCGCGCGCGAATCGAAAGCTGTTCGTCGCTCTTTGGTCGATAAGCTGGAAGATATGCAGGCGCTCCCGGTAATGCCGAAAAGTAATACCGGTATCACCGAATACCGCCTGGCAAAAGCGGATCAGTTGAAAGCCCAGGCACTGGAGAAAAATATCGCCAGCGCCCGTGAGATTATGTCTCTTCTTCCTCGCCTGGACCCAATGGCTCACCAGGCGCTGGCGGCGTCACTGATTAACCCTCTGATTGGTTACGACGCAATCCCGCTGCCAGTGATTGAGGAGCATTACCACACCGCCGGTGAAGTAGGCGAAATGCTTGGTGTATCAGCTCAGAAGATTGGGCGCATTGCCAATGCCAATAATCTTAAGACTGATGTCCACGGAAAATTCTTCCTGGACAAGTCGGCCCACTCCAGCAAACAGGTGGAAGCGTTCCGTTATAACGCCGAGGGTGTCAAAGCACTTCGCCATCTGATTCATTGTGCTGGTGTGGCCTAGGATTGATTTAACCACCAAGCCTCGCATACGCGGGGCTTTTTTTATGGAGTAAATATGGCAGTTGAAACATACAGCTGGCGCTCGCAGCTCGGTGCTGGGGCGATTGAATATAGTCAAACGGTGCGCGCTGCGCAGTTTGGTGATGGCTATGAGCAGGTTGCTGATAATGGCATTAACTCTACTGCTATTCAGGTGCCAATGAAGCATACCGGCACCGAAACGGAGGTGAACAGTATTCGTGATTTCCTCCTGGCTCATACCGTTAAAGCTTTTATCATCACGCCGCCCGGCGAAGCGAAGGGGCTTTATCGGGTAGTCGCCGATTCCGTACGGAAAAATCAGATCAGCAGCAAGTTTGCTGAGCTGACGTTCACCATCAAACGGGCTTACGGAGTGTATGCATAATGGCATTAGTCGATCAGGCGGCGATGCTGGCACCGGGTGGCAGAGTACGCCTGGTTGAAGTTGACGCCTCAGAGTTCAGTGGCGGTATTCACCGTTTCCACTACGCCCCTTTCCCCCATACACCGGAAGAGATCGACGCTGCCAATGGTGATGAAGAAAAGCTCGGACCAAAGCCAATCGTATTCGGTGGCAATACCTACGATTTTTGGCCGTTTCAGGTAGCAGGCCTGGAGCTTTCAACAGACCAGGCCGCAGAGCCGACACTCAGCGTTTCCAACCTCGACGGTCATATCACGGCGCTATGCCTGCAATTTAAAGACATGGTTAATGCCAAAGTGAGCATTATCGACACCTATTCGGTTTACCTCGATGCCGTGAATTACCCTGGTGGGATGAACCCGACCGCCGACCCGTCGATGTTCACGCTTCAGACCTTCTGGCTTGACACGAAAACCTCCGAAGACGACGAAGTGGTTTCATGGTCACTCAGTAGCCCCGCAGACCTGCAGGGGCTTGTTATCCCAACCAGACAAATCACCTCGCTCTGCGAATGGGCGCTACGCGGGCAGTACCGGAGCGGCGATGGATGCACCTATAACGGTACGGCATATTTCGACGCGAAGGGGAATCAGGTTTCAGATCCTGCCCTTGATGTATGTGGTGGTTGCTTCAGTGACTGCCGTAAACGATTTGGCGCCGGCCTGGCAGATCCTAACGCAGCAATTCTCGACTTTGGCGGCTTTCCGGCAACCGTTCTCTTCACCCGATAATCGGACATAGCAATGAATAAAACCATATTTGCAGCTATCCGTGCTCATGCGCTGGAGGAATCCCCGCGCGAGAGCTGCGGATTCGTTATTCAGTCTGGCCGGCGCCAGCGCTATATTCCTGTGCCAAACACCCACGAAAATCCAACAGAGCATTTCCGCATCGATGGCGAGCATTGGGCGAACGCCGAAGATATCGGGACGATTGTGCGCGTCATCCATTCCCATCCTGGCGATGGAGCAAGGCCGATTCCATCCGATCTGGACCGCCAGCAATGCAACAACTCCGGTGTGGTCTGGGGTATTTACGCGCCGGATAGCGACGAATACGCTGAGATAATGCCGGAGGCGGTACCCCTTATCGGGCGTCCGTTTATCTTGGGCTCAAATGACTGCTGGGGACTGGTAATGGATTGGCATGCCACCCAAGGCGTGAAGCTTAACGATTTCCGCGTTGATTACCCATGGTGGGAAAGCCAGTACCCGGACAACCTGTATTTCGACAACTGGGAGCGGGAAGGGTTTGTCGAATGCGACCCGTCGCCAGGCTGTATGGTCATCATGCAGGTTGAATCCAGTAAGTGGAACCACGCGGGGATCATTACCGAGGAAGGTGAGCTGCTTCACCATCTGTACGGGCAGCCATCCTGCATTACGCCGTATGCGCGCGGTTATTTCAAAGACAGGACGATGATCTGCGTCCGTCACAAAGAGCTACCGCAGGAGATTCAGCCATGGCGCGTTTAACCACGATTCGATTGTACGGTGTGCTGGGAGCCCGGTTTGGCCGTGTTCACAGGCTGGCGGTGCAGACATCAGCTGAGGCGGTAAAGGCGCTTTGCATCAACCTGGACGGGCTGGAAAGCTATCTTCTGAACGCCAAAAAGAATGGCATGACGTTCGCGGTGTTTCGCGGCAGGCGCAACATTGGCGCGGATGATTTTAAGAACCTGTCCGGAAGCACCGATATTCGCATAGCACCAGTGATGGAAGGGGCAAAAAAAGCTGGTTTGTTCCAGACGATATTGGGTGCTGTCATGGTTGTGGCGGGCATCGTCGTCACGGGCATGACGTTCGGTTCAGCAGGTGTCATTGGCGCGGGAATGGTATCCGCTGGTATCGGAATGATGGCTGGTGGAATTTACCAGATGCTTTCGCCCCAGCCCAAAGGACTACAGGGGCGAGACGATCCTGACAATAAACCCTCATATGCCTTCGGTGGCTCGGTGAATACCCTTGCGATGGGTAACCCGGTCGCGCTTCTTTATGGTGAGCGCGAGATTGGCGGCGCCATCATCAGTGCCGGCATAGTCGCAGAAGACATCTGAAAACTCCTTTCTGAATATCAAGCACCCAATTGGGTGCTTTTTTTATGGATGTAATATGGAAGCGATCACTGGTGCAAAGGGTGGCAGCCAGAAGCAGCACACACCTGTAGAACAGCCCGATTCGGCTCAGTCAATGGCGCGCTGCCGCATGCTGCTGGCGCTCGGGGAGGGGGAGTTTGCTGGTGGCCTGGATGCGACCCGGATATTCCTGGACGTTACGCCGTTGGGAAACCCCGACGGAACGATGAATTTTGAAAATGTGTCATGGGATTTCCGGCCTGGCACACAGACCCAGACACCAATACCGGGATTCCCTGCAGTCGAGAATGAAACTACGGTTGGCGTATCGCTGACAAAGGCCACACCATGGACCCGCGCACTGAGTAACACCCAGATTGACGCGGTGCTGGTTCGTATTGGCATCCCTGGGTTACAGCAGCAGGAAAACGATGGGGATATCGTCGGCACTACGGTTCAGTACCATATTGATCTGGCGGTGGACGGTGGCGCTTACTCGACAGTCATGACTAAAACCGTCACAGAGAAGCTCAGTTCGCTCTATGAACTAACTCACCGTATTAATCTTCCCAAAGCCAGTACTGGCTGGCAAATTCGAGTGGTGCGTGACACCGATGACAGCACCAGCCAGATGCTGCAGAACAAAACGCAGGTGCAAGCGATTACTGAGGTGATCGATGCTCGCCTGCGATATCCACACACCGCGCTGCTGTATGTGTCCTTTAACGCAAAGTCATTCAACAACATCCCTAAGATTTCCTGCATGCCGAAGGGTCGCATCATCCGAATCCCTTCGAACTATGATCCAATAGCGCGGACTTATAGCGGAACATGGGACGGGACGTTTAAATGGGGCTGGACGAATAACCCGGCGTGGATTTGGTTCGATGTTCTGACTGAGCCGCGCTTCGGCCTTGGGCGCCGCGTGACGCCAGAAATGCTCGATAAGTGGGAGCTCTATCGCATCGCCCAGCGCTGCGACCAGAAGGTACCCGACGGGAAAGGCGGAAGCGGTACCGAGCCACGCTTCATGTTTGATGTTTACATCCAGTCCCAGGCTGATGCCTGGCAGGTGATTAAAGATATTGCCGCGGGCTTCAACGGAATGACTTTCTGGGGCAACAACATGTTCAATGTTGTCTCTGACATGCCGGCGGACACTACGAAGTTGCAGATCCTCACTCGCGCATCAGTGGTGGGTAAGCCGGTGTACTCGAGTGGCAGTGAGAAAAACCGATTCTCCAGCGCGCTGATTAACTTCAGCGATCCGGATAACCACTACCAGGACCGCACCACGGCAGTGATGTTTCCGGAACTGGTGAGGCAGTTCAAGTTTAAGCAGACACAAATCACTGCGATCGGTTGTACGCGTGAGAGCGAGGCGCAGCGGCGTGGCGGGTGGGCGGTGTATTCCAACTCCCTTGACCGCATTATCACGCTTCAGACTGGACTTGATGGCTTTGTATTCGTGCCGGGCACCGTATTTGCGTTTGCAGATGAACGCCTGTCAGGGCGCGTTTACGGCGGGCGTATCACTGGGTATAACCCAGGTCTTAAGGCCGTGACCACTGACCGGGGCACCAGTGCGGTGGCGGGCGATACGCTGATGATTCGCACCCAGGGCGGTACCGTTGAAAGCCGGGTGATACAGGCCGTAAATGGCACGCAGCTGATCGTGTCCACGCCGTTCACGGCGGCGCCATTACCTAATGCCGTGTTCGTAATTGATGCTGGTCAGCTGCGCCTACAGTATTTCCGGGTAACGAACCTAAAATTTGATGATGAGGAAAATACCTTCACCATTACCGGTGCGGAGTATAACGCGTCGAAATACGACGCCGTTGATAACAACGCTCGTCTTGATACTCCACCGATAAGCCTGATTCCGACCGGGCTCGTGAACCAGCCGACCAACATCATGGTATCGAGCTATGATGCGGTTCGCCAGGGGCAGCGCGTGGCCATGCTAACCGCCACATGGGATGCGCCAGTTGATAAAGACGGCAAACTGCAGTCGGACGTAATAGCGTACCGGGCACAGTGGAAGCGCGGAAATAACGAATGGGTAAACGTGCCTGAAACCGGGTTACGAAATATCGAAGTGCCTGGCATTTTCGAGGGCGATTACCTTGTGCGCGTCCGTGCGATTAACTCTGGGGGAGCGTCCAGCCTTTGGGCCACGTCTGCGTTGACCCATCTTACCGGCCGCACCGGTGACGTGCCCAAACCTGTCGGACTAACTGCAACAGAGGATGTTGTATTTGGGATCAACATTACATGGGGTTTCCCCGCAGATACCGCCGACACCCTGAGCACTGAGCTGCAATACAGCATTGCCGCTGACGGTTCGAATCCTATGCTTTTGGCGTCGGTGCCGTATCCTCAGAAACTCTATCAGCAGATGGGGCTGAAGGCAGGGCAGGAATTCTGGTACCGGGCACGGCTGGTTGACCGCATCGGGAATCAGAGCGAATGGACCGACTGGGTGCGCGGGCAGGCCAGCATCGATGTTTCCGATATCACGGATGCAATCCTTGAAGACATCAAAAGCTCTGAAGTCTTCAAGGACCTGATCGAGGATGCCGTGGCCAGCAGTGAAAAACTGGCGGAGCTGTCCGATGCAATTAAGGAGAACGCCGATGGCCTGGCTGCTGCCGTGGGTTCGAATAAGCAGACAGCCGAAGCAATTATCGGCAATGCTCTGGCTATTGCTGATGTTGTTGTGCGGCAGACTGCGCAGCAGGGCGCAAACTCTGCGACATTCGAACAGCTCCGGGAAGTGATCGCTACTGAGACGGAAGCGCGCGTCACGGATGTTACTCGTCTAGAGGCGAAAACTGCCCAGAATGAAGCGGGTATTACTGATGTTCGCCAGGCGTTAGCAACGGAAACTGAAGCTCGCGCTTCTGCGGTAAGTCAATTGACGGCTGCCACTCAGGCCGCATCTGACAAAGCTGATTCAGCAGCTGCTGTAGGTGCTCAGAATACAGCATCAATCACTGACCTTAGCCAGGTTGTCACGGACCTCGATTCCTCAATGGCATCACGTCTGGAAGAACTGGGTGCACAAACTGATAAGGCCAGCGGCGGTATTCAGAACAATGCTATCGCGCTGATCACCAGCACGCTCGCGCAGGTTAACCAGCGTAACCTTCTGAGCGTGCAATATGGCGATAACAAAGCCGGTATTGAGCGGGTCGATAATGTAATGGCCGATGCCAGCAAAGCTGTTGCTGAGTCGTTGCGCACCCTTGACTCCAGTGCCGGTGGAAACACCGCGAATGTCACTGATCTGTCAAAGACGCTTGCTGACTTCACACAGGCTTCGGCAACTCAGATCAATTCGCTGAAGGTCACCGTTAATGGCCAGCAGGCCGCTATTGTCCAGAATGCTCAGGTATCAGCTGACATCAACAATAACCTGAATGCGATGTACAGCATTAAGGTGGCTATTGATGCCAACGGTCGTCAGTATGCTGCAGGCATGGGTATTGGTGTTCAGAATACTCCATCCGGCATGCAGTCGCAGGTGTTGTTCCTGGCAGACCGATTTGCCGTCATGAACCAGGCAGGAGGTAATGTTACGCTTCCGTTCGTTATCCAGAACGGGCAGGTGTTTATCCGGGAAACCCTCATTCAGGACGGCACCATCGGCAACGCCAAGATTGGCAACTACATCCAGTCCAATAACTATGTCGCTGGCTCAGTCGGATGGAGGCTGGATAAGGGAGGTACGTTTGAGAACTACGGTTCGACAGCTGGTGAGGGAGCCATGAAGCAGACTAATCAAACGATCAGTGTCAAGGATGCCAACAATGTGTTGAGGGTGCAGATCGGGAGAATCACGGGAACATGGTAACGGGAGGTCTCCTACGGGGCCTCTTTTTTTTCAGGAGGACTGGATGGCGGAATATGGTGTTCAGACATGGGACGCCTCAGGCAATGTAAATAACTATGGCGTTAAGCCTGTCAGCGTTTGTGGCTATCTCCAGCTGGCCCAGAACCAGAAAACAGGCTCTTACACCGTAGCGCTTCCGCCGGGTTGCAGGCTGACCTATTTTCAGAGCATGAACGGCGATCAGTTTGGTACGAGTCGGAGGAAGATCACCATTTCAGGGGGAACCGCGACAGTGTCATCAGTAGGCGATACCGACTACTCAGCAGGGACTGAGCCTGCGGCAGCGGCTTATCTCATTTTCCAGATCGAGAGGGCATAAATGGCGGAATATGGCGTTTTACTGACGACGACTAGCGGGGAAGTATGGGTGACCGCGAACAGCTCGCCAATCGCTCTACAGGCACGAAAGACAGCGTCACTTCAGGGAATATCGGGGTTTAATACCAAAGTGACGCACACATTCCCCGCAGGTCAGCCTGTTATCGCCTTCGTTCATTGCACGGTTGAGGTGGAAATCACCCAGACGATAAGCGGGAACACCATCACTATTGATTTCCTCAGACCAAATGCAACCGGCACAGCGTACGTTTATTTTTTCTCTATTTTCCCACAGACAAAGCCAGACTACGGGCTGGCCGTCTGGGATGCGTCAGGGACGCTTATTTTGACAAACGAAACGCGCACACTCAGTGATGTGGTAACCCTCGGTACTGCCGGGGTAGATGCAAGTTCAGGTTATAACATCAATACCACGCTGGCGGGGAAATGGGCCTGTATGCCTGCCATGCTGGGTCTAATTACTGGAGTTATATCGGCCGGCGGCCAGCCGCAGCCCTACTCGGCGATATACAAGAGCATGGCGAAACTTGAGGGAGGCAACACGCGAATATTCGCCAGACCACAAACAACGCCCAGCGGAAGCCTTCAGAACGTCGCGTATTCGAATCTGAGAAACGTGATTATGGCCATCAACTGCGTCAACTACGATTGATCGTTTTCGGCGATCAATTATGTGTTATTGATCTACAAAATCAATTATATCCCTTTGATTCATCTTGTTATTGTTTAGCTTCGTTAATACCCTGGGATATAACCACGATGAAAAACATGATTCTTTGCCTGGCGGTAGCGGTATTGCTCTCCGGTTGCGCTGGCGTTCTTCAGAAGCAGCAACCCATATGTACCGGAACGGCCCTGATCGGCGGACAGGAAAACATCGTCCAGATTTACGGAGTACGCAAGCAAAGTAACCAGACCCAGTACCGCGCCGGTTACCCATTTAACTGGTCATGGGTCAGCGCAAACACGTTCAGTAGTACCACCTGCCATTAACTCAAACATTTTTGAATAAACCTCGCTCCGGCGGGGTTTTTTATTGCCTGGAGAAAACATGATTTATACCACTGGCACTATCGCCATCAGCGGAAACACCCTTACAGGTACCGGCACAAACTTCACTGCTGCTGGTTCTCTTATTCGTAACGGCTGTACCGTTATTGCAATGACCAGCCCTGTGCAGGTATTTCAGATTACCACCATCGGCAG